TTTTTGTTAACACCCGCGCAAAAATAAATGTACTAAATTTTAGACTATATTTGTAAATATGAAAGGAAGGCCACGAATACCAACCGAAATTAAGATTTTGAAGGGAACCGTTGAGCGCAGCAGGGAATTGCTAGCGCCGATGGTTGTAGAATTAAGCGAAGGCGTGCCACAACCTCCAGCGCACTTAAATGCTTTGGGCTTCGAGTATTGGGATGTAACTTGCAGGGAGTTAAAAAATAATCATTTGTTAACTGGAGTTGACTTGGGATTAGTTGCGGGATACTGTAACGAGTTGGGGCTTTATAAGAAAGCGTGCGAAGTAACAAACATTGAGGGCGAAGTTGTATTAAATCGTTTTGGCGATAAAGTTATTTCACCTTGGTACGATGTTAGAAGCCGAGCACTTAAGCAAGCTACACAAATGGGCCAACTCTTTGGAGTTACGCCAAGCGCGAGGGGTAAAATTGAAACAGGCAAGAGCGCTCCAGCATCTAAATTGGAACTTTTACAAAAATCAAAAATAGCATGAGAAAGAAAATTGAATTAACCGAGCCAGTCGAAGTAACGGCAGGCGTAACATTTAGAGTTGAGCCTAGCGGTTTGTATTTTATTATTTGCCGTAATCAAGGCAGCGGTTTTAAACCTTGCGGAAAGGACGGGCTTTGGAGTTCCACGCCTCACCTTTACAGAAACCAATACCTAGCACAGTTAGCTTTAGATTTTTTCTTTGCGAATAGCTGAGCAATATATTGAGCAAGTAGTTACTGGGCGCGTAATTGTGTGCGAACACGTGCGCAATGCTGTGAATAGGTATTTAACAGACCGCGCGAACGGTTGGGCTTTTAGTGAAAACTACGCGCAGCACGCTATCGACTTTATAGAACAGCTCGAGCACAGCACGGGCGACTATGCGGGCAAGCCGTTTAAGTTGGAAGGGTGGCAGGCGTTTATAGTTTGGAATTTATTTGGTTTCTTAAATCCAGACGGCAGTAGAAGATTTACGCGGGCTTATGTAGAAGTACCCCGTAAAAATGGGAAATCTACTTTCTCCAGTGCGGTTATGCTTTACGGCTTAATGGCTGACGGCGAGAGCGCCGCTCAGGTTTATAGCGCGGCTACAAAGTTGGACCAAGCTATGATGGTATTTGCGGAGTCTGTCCGCGTTTGCCAAAATGTCGACTGGCTAGCAGAATCGTTAACCGTTAACAACTCAGTAAACAATAGGCGCATACTTTATGGGCAATCGGTTTATAAGCCCCTCGAGTGGAACCCAAGTAAACAGGACGGACTAAATACGCACTTCGCAGTTATTGACGAATACCACGCGCACCCTAACGATGAGCTTTATAATGTATTGCGCAATAGTATGGGGGCTAGGAGGCAACCGTTATTATTTACAATTACGACGGCGGGCTTTAATCGTGAGTCGCCGTGTTATAAGCACCGCAACTATTGTACCTCAGTTTTATCTGGGGCTATTGTAGACGATGCTTTATTTTCGGTAATCTATACGCTAGACGAAGGCGACGACTGGACCGACTCGGCCAACTGGGCCAAGGCTAACCCTAACTGGGGGGTTTCGGTTTATCCGCGTCAGTTAGAGCAGGCGCTAACCGAGGCTAAGGAATTTGTACACAAAGAAGTTGAATTTAAAACTAAGCTGTTAAATGTCTGGACCGACACAGCGCTAACTTGGATTAACGACACTACTTGGATGGAATGCGCCGAGTTGCAAAAACTAGACGGTATTTGTTACGGAGGTTTGGATTTGGCGAGCACTGGAGACTTTTGCGCGTTTACTTTGTACTTTCCCGAATACTCGGCTATTCGCACTTGGTATTTTTTGCCAAGCGAGGCAGCCTATAAAAGAAAGGACGCAGCAGGGGCAAGTATTAGGCAATGGATTGCAGACGGCCAGATAATTGCAACCGAGGGTAACGTAACGGATTATAATTTTATTAAAGCCCAAATAGTAGAACTTGCTCAGGAGTTTGAAATTAAAGACATAGCTTACGACCGCTTTAACGCTTCGCAGCTTGTAATTGATTTACAAAACGAGGGATTGCAAATGTTTCCCTTTGGGCAGGGCTTTATATCAATGAGCAGCCCGACGAAGGAACTGGAGCGACTAGTAAAGGACGGCAGGCTTAAACACGATGGCAACCCAGTTACGCGTTGGATGATGGGTAATGTATTGTTAGCAAGCGACCCCGCGGGCAATATTAAAATTAATAAAGCAAAGAGCGGGGATAAGGTCGATGGGCCTGTATCTATTGTAATGGCATTGGGCACGGCTATGCAAGACGCTGCCAAAGAAAAAAATTCAGACTTTTGGTTTATATCGCTATGAGATTTGTTGACGACTTTATGAATAAGTATTATTTTAACCTCCCTAAGTTTCGCACTTATGAGGACGCCTACAACGCAACCGAGGCAGAGTATCTAGAAAGGTACGGTGTAACTCGTTATAAAAACTACGACGTATTTCGCTCGGCCCTCAGCAGGTGGCTAGCGCAAGGTCGTAATAAATAAGATTTGTTAACATGGCAAAATTAAAGCAGTTGTAATTTGCACCGATGAATTTAAGATTTTGGGAACGGAAAACAGAAAAAAGGTCAATGCTATCGCAACCTGCGGACTGGTTTGTTAATACCTTAAACAATGTATTTGGCTACCAAACTAAAAGCGGGCAAGCTGTAAATAATACAACGGCTTTAAGCATTGCATCCGTGCACGCTTGCGTTAGAGTAATTGCGGACGGGATAGCAGGGCTAGGCCTAAAGTTGTATAAAGACGACGGCGTAAACAGGGACCAGATAATAGTACACTATGGCACAGCCTTAGTTAACGAGCCTAACCCTTACCAAACTAAGTACGATTTTGTTAAGTACATGACTAGCCACCTAGCACTAACTGGCAACGCTTACGCTTTTATTAATCGCGATGTTAGGAATATCGGCATAGAGTTGCACCCAATCGCGCCGCAGTACGTTACCCCTGTTATGCAGGATGGCCTTTTGTTTTACAAGACTACACTTGCAGGATACCCTCCAATGATACCAGCAACGGAAATGCTACACTTTAAAGGAATGTGTGGCGATAATCCGCTAATAGGTTTAAGCCCAGTAGTATTGCACGCGGAAACTTTAGGTATTGACTTGGCAGCAATAAGCCAGAGCGCAGGAGTTTATAAAAATGGGGTATTGAAATTTTTGTTAACTTCAGACTCACAAATTAAAATAGACCAAGCGGGGCCTTTGAAAAAATCCCTCGACGATGTTATAGACGGAGCCAGCCGTAGCGCTGTTATGCCCAATGGCATTAAGATGGAAAAATTAAGCCTTAGCCCTGAAGAGGCGCAGTATTTGGAAACCCGTAAATTTTCCAGCGAGGAAATTGCGCGGATTTTTGGAGTGCCTGCTTCAATGATTGGAGCCAGCGCAGGGATAAAGTCCAGCGTCGAGCAGGAATATCAAGACTTCTACGCGCGTACTTTAATGAGCTACGCAATTAACATCGAGCAGGAACTAGCCCGCAAGTTGTTAACAGAAAATGACAAGCTAACTTATTACTTTAAATTTAATTTTAACTCACTATTGAGAGCCTCCGCTAACGAGCGAGCAGACTATTATAACAAAGGCATCCGCGGCGGCTGGCTTTCTAGAAACGAGGCAAGACTTTACGAGGACGTGAACGGTTTTAACGGCGGAGACGAATATTTAATCGAAGCCAACTTAATGCCTAGCAGTCAGATTAACGAGTATATGGATGCGAAGATTGCAAACCTTATGGCTACGGCAGATAAAAACAATAACCCCGACGGCGTAAATAACCAAACAATAAATTAAAATGAAACAAGAGAAGCGGACCTATACAGGCACAGTTAACTTTAGAGCGGCAGGCGAAGGCATGCCGACAGAGGTGGGCGGAATTGCTGCCGTTGTAAATTCAGTTACAGACCTTGGATACTTTGAGGAAGTTATAATGGCTGGAGCGTTTGACAACGCTTTAGCAAAAGAGTACGATATTCGTTGTTTGTTTAACCATGAAGCCGACCTAATTTTAGGCCGCACTAAAGCAGATACCTGCAAAGTGTTTGTAAATGGAGACGGAAATTTAGAATATACTTGGATGCCAGACTATGAGAACCCTACGCACATGTCAGTAGTACGCAGCATTATGCGCGGAGACATTACGCAGAGCTCATTTGCTTTTACAATCAAAGAGCAAACTTGGACAGAGTCGGCAAAATACGGGACAATGGGTAAGCGTTCAATAACAATGATTGACAGTCTTTATGATGTTAGCCCAGTTACTTATCCTGCTTATGAAGATACAGAGGCAGACGCTCGCAGTATTGCAGCAATAAGAGACCAAGAGCTAGAGATTGAAGCGGCAAAACAAAGTCAAGTAAGTGCGGATATTTTAAAACTTGCTTTAGCCAGATACACAAACTATTAAAAAAACAAAAATCATGAATAAAATTAAAGCCCTAAAAGAAGAGCGTGGACGTTTGCTCGGCGAATTGTCTACCTTGCAGTCAACTATCGAGCGCGAAGCGCGTTCTATGGCTGACACTGAAACCAACCGCTTAAGCGAAATCGAAGCCCGTTTAGGCGCGATTAAAGCAGAGGTTGAAACCCTAGAGAAATTGCAAAACCTTGCAGCTCAGGCAGCAGGCCACAGCGCAAGCCGTAGCGAGGAAAAAGAAAGGTCTAACATGGCTAAAGATTACAGCTTTAAGCGCGCAATGGAAATGGCTATTACTGGCCGCCGTGAAGGTGTTGAAGGCGAATTTTCTGCAATGGGTGGCGAAGAGTTCCAGCGTTCAGGCGTTAGCGTTTCTGCTCACTCTATCAAAATCCCATCTGAAGTATTTAAGCGCGATATGACTGCAACAGGCGGTTCTTCAGGTTCTGAAGGTGGCGTAAATATCCAAACTTCAGTAGGTTCTATTATTGACATTTTGCTACCTAAAACTGTTTTAGCAGGTTTGGGCGTACAGCGTTTGAGCGGGTTGGTTGGAAACTTGGATTTACCAACTGCTAGCACTTTGCCGTCAGCCGGTTGGAATACTGAAAATGGTTCTGCTACCGAGAAGAGCCCAGCGTTCAGCAAAATCACTTTGAGCCCTAAGCGTTTGGCTGCCTATATTCAGGTATCTAATCAGTTAATGTTGCAATCTAGCAACTCTATTGACGGGTACGTACGTAATTGGTTGCTTAATGCTATGGCGCAATCTTTGGAAACTGCTGCTATTAAAGGCGGTGGTTCTAACGAGCCTACTGGTATTATCGCAAACGCTAACGTTAACGTAACTTTTGCAGGTGGTGCAGCTTCAAACGGAACTAACGCTAACGGCGCAGCTCCAGTTTGGGCCGATGTTGTAAACTTGATGAAAGCAGTTGAGAACGCTAACGGTAACGGAGTTGCTTACTTGACTAACCCAACTGTAAAAGCCAAATTGCAAACAACTAGCCGTCAGGCTTCAGGCGTTGAAGGTAACTTTATTTGGCCTGCGGGTGGTACAGATTTGAACGGTTATAATGTTCAAACTACCACTTTGGTGCCTAGCAATTTATCTAAAGGTAACGCTACTACTTTGTCTGCATTAATTTTTGGCGACTTCTCCAAAATGTGCGTGGGAAACTGGGGCGGAATGGAGCTCACAGTAGACCCATATTCGGGCGCTACTGCTGGTTTGACCAATGTAGTACTTAACGCTTATTTGGATACTGCCCTTTTGAATCCTGCGGCCTTCGCAGTTTGTAAAGACATCGTAGCCTAATAGCTTGCCCGCTCGGGGGCGTTAAATTCCGAGTGCTGTGGGGGGTCTTGACTGTACCCCCCTCGGGCCAAATGTTAGTAAAATTTTTGATTAATCCAACAGGGCACTTTAACCTTAGTTACAACTTGGGCGAAGTTGTAGAAATTGAAAATAAGCAAGCCGAGTTACTACTTGAGGCTAAGGCTGTTGAAATTGTAGCACCTGCACCCAAGCCGAGTAAAAAGAAGCCAGTAAACCCAGAGACCGAATTAGACGCTGAATAATGTTCAAATCTAGAAGATATACGACCTTTGCAAATGTAGCCACAGACTATATAAGTTTGGCCGATGCTAAACAGCATTTGCGTGTTACTGCCTCAGATGATGACAGTTATATTACGGGGCTTATTTCTATGGCCGTAGATACTTGCAGCAATTACTTGGGCTACTCGATTAAGAAGGGTACGGCAAAATACGGCTTTGATAGCTTTACGGGCTCGCCTGCGCTTATCAATCCCGTAAATGGTCTTGACATACCTTCAGGCAATTATCTACGCGTAAATAGCCGCGTATTGGCTGTAAACTCTGTAAGTTATGTAAACTCTAGCCAAGCGGTAACAGCATTTGCAGGCAGCGATTGGATAGTAGCACCCGACCCAATGGGTAACTACTCGCGAAATATCTTTATTAATACTGCGCCCAACTCAATTACAGACGATACTATTAAATACATTATCGAAGTATCTGAGGGATTTAATCCAGTTGGAACTAGCGCAGTAGACCCAGATACTATTTTCCCAATGGCTATTAAGCACGCGGCTTTGTTATTAGTGGGCCAGTATTACGATAACAGGAATGCTATTGTAGTTGGAACTATCCAAGCCAAAATATCCCTAGGCTTTGAGTACTTACTAGACCCTTACAAAATACAAATTATACTATAATGCAAGCGGGCGCAATGGATGTACTAGTTAGTTTGCAGAGTTACTCTGAAACTATCGACACGAATACAGGCGAAAAATTGCAGACGTGGACCGAATACACAAAGGCTTGGGCCCAGCGCGTAGAGCAGGAAAACGGAACCGAGCAAGTTAATGCGGACCGCAGAGAACATAAGCAAATAGTTTATTATACCGTGCGCTATAACTCGGCAATTAATGTTAAGCATAGAGTTGTAGAAGCGGGTAATAATCATAACATTGTTAACATTGCAAACATCGCAAGGAATTTATATTTGAAGTTGGAAACGGAACTAACAGAGTGAGCAACAAAGTTGAAAATATCGCGGAGGTTATTAACTCATTAAAAGCGATGGGCGTCGAAATAGATAGCCCAGATTTACAGCGTATGCTCAAAGCTCAAGCGTTACCAATAATCAATAGTGCAAAAAACTTAGCGCCTAAAGATAGCGGAGACCTTGCAAAGTCGATAGGCTTTATTACTGGGAAGGATAAGGATAACAAGACTAAAGTATTAATAGGGTTGCGCAAGGAATATTATAATAACTATCTAGGCGTCATGTTTGAATACGGGACTGTTTCGCGTATCCAACAAAGCACAGGACGTTATACTGGCATCATTGAAGCGCGCCCTTTTATGCGCCCCGCATTGGACCAAAACGCGGGCAAGGTAACGGACGGGATTATAAACGGAGTCGATAAAATACTTTCTAAATTAGCAAAAAAAAATAACTTAATATACAAATAAGATGGCAACTACTGGACCAGTTAACGGCACGCTTATAAGCATCTTTAAAGATGTAAGCGGCTCACTTAAAAAAATCGCTAACGCGACTTCTCACAGCTTCGACGTGTCTAAGGATATGATTGACGTTACTTCAAAAGACAGCGCAGGCGCAAAGGAATTTATTGCTGGCGAGTATGGCTACACGCTAAACGTGGAGGCAATTTTTGAAGATGACGCTAGCGTTGGAGCAACTCAGCAATCTTTTAAAGATTTAGCTACTGATTTATTAGCAGGCACTTTGTTGACTATTGTAATTTCTACAAACGTAACAGGCGACGAAAAATATACTGGTACTGCTTTCTTTACTAGCTTGTCACTTAGCGCACCAAATAACGATAAGGCAAGTTGGACAGGAACCTTGCAGGGCTCTGGAGCTTTGACTATTGGTACAGTATCTTAATAGTATTATATTTGTGCCATGAGCACTACAATTAAACTAGGGGGTGCTGAGCATCCCCTTTTATTTAACATGAATAGCCTTCGTAATATTATGGAGGTTGCAGGGATGGAAACTTTTGCAGATTTAAACCTACAAAAGGACTTAGCCAAGTCTATGGATTTCGCACTTAGCTGCGCGTTTTATGGAATATTGGAAGGTTACGAAGCACAGGATAAACCAACGCCTTACCCAACAGTGCAAAAGTTAGGAGCGGCAATTAAAAAGTTTCAAGAGATTAGCCCAGCGTTGGAAGGATTTACTGCTGCAATTACAGAATTTTTTGCACCTGCTGACGAAGAGGCGGGGGAGTAAATGCCAAGAGCGACAGCGCCCCGCTAACTTGGCGCAAGATTGAGCGCATAGCTTACGGCGAAATGATGCTAAGCGAAAGGGAGTTTTTACTTTCTACGCCTCGCTTTTGGCGTTTGAAATTGGAAGGAATGCGCGAGGCTCAGCAGCAACAGTATAGAAACCATTGGGAAATAACCCGCTGGGCAGTTGCTACTGGCATGGCCCCACACTTAAAGAAACCCATAGAGCCCAAACGGCTGTTAACATTTCCTTGGGAGGAGTCCGATTACCTATCAATACACGACGCTTTAAAACTATATTCGCATGTCTTTGATAAGTTAACCCCAGACGCCAAAGCATGAGCGCAAATAAAATAGTTTACAATATCCTAAGTAACAACGCCGCGCTTACTGCGCTAATATCTACGCGATTAAATCCGATTAGAATACCACAGGAAAGCGCGTTTCCTGCTGTGAGTTACCAATTAATTAGCGACATACCTAACCCTACAAAGTCAGGGCATAGCCGCACAGAGTTTGTACGCGTTCAAGTCAATGCTTATGGGATTACTTTAGCAAGTGCCGAGTCGGTATCTTCTGCTATTCGCACGGCCTTTGAGGCGGTAACTTTGCCTAATACTTTTAATGGGATTAAATGCCAAACGATAGAGTTTGATAACGAAATACAAACCGCCGAAGACACGGCAGGCTTTGCGGGGTTGTACCAAATTTCTCAGGACTATATAATTAACTTTACTAGGTAATGGCTAAGAGTTTAAATATTGTAATCGGTGCAGACATTGAGAAACTGCGCGAAGGCTTTAATAAGGCTATTCAAGTAGTTCAATCTTCAGGCAAACGAATGAGCGACGACGTGGCTAAGTCCGCTAAGTCGATGGAAGAGCGTTTGGCGGCTATTGCTACGCGTAACCCAACGATGGGCAGCGTTAGGCAGTTGACTCAGTTAGCAATGGAAGCGCGGGCTTTAGGTCCAGAGTTTGCCCAAGTTGCTAACGAAATAATTAAACAGGCGGGCCGCATGAAGGACGCCATCGCCGACACGCGCGGGGAGGTTGGGTATTTTGCGAGTGACACGCGTCGATTAGATGCGGTGCTTGGTGGAGTGCAGGCGGTTGCAGGGGCGTTCGGTGCGATGCAAGGAGCGTTACAATTAGCAGGCTTAGGCGGAAAGGATTTGCAAGAGGCAATGGTGAAGCTGCAATCTGCAATGGCTATCGTTAACGGAGCCACAGCGGTAGGCAATGCGCTACAAGCAGAGAGCGCACTAAGGCAAGGACTAAGCGCAGCCGCTTCCGCAATATATACGGCAGCAACAAACGGCGCAACCGTAGCAACTAGAGCATTAAATTTAGCATTAGCGGCAGGGCCTTGGGTAATTCTTACGGCGTCTATTGCAGCGGTTGGATATTTGCTAAGTAAACTTGCAGCAGAAGCGGCAGCAGTTGAAAAAAACATTAAGAAATTAACAGAGGCGCAAAATGCAATGTTATCCAATGGCGAGAAAAAGATAAAACTTGAAGAGCGCCGTTTGGAAATTGCGATTGCAACAGCAAAAGCAGAGGGAAAAAGTGAAAAGTTTATTTTAGAGTTAAAAAAGAAAAGCCTAGAAACTCAAAAAGGATTATACAAAAAGGCGGGCGAAGATGCCTTATTGATTTTAAATCAAAGGCGGTCCGAAGAGTTGCGTTTAGCGGGTAATGATGAGGCGGAGAAAAAAGATATTTACCAAAAGTATACAAAGGAAAGTGTACAAATTCGTACAAGCTTAAATGAGGAATATCAAAATAAAGTACACTCGCTAGCACTGGATGAAATTGAATCGACTAAAGTTGTAGCCAAAGAAAAAGTAAAAATTACTAAAGCGGTTATTAAAGAGACTGAGCAACTTACCGCAAAAAATACAGGTGGCAGTTTGTTGGCTCCAGTTGACCCAATAGTAAAGCAATCAATGGCCGATGTATTGGCGGAGCTTGACAAGGTCCCGCCTGTATTGGATGACATAAGAAGTGAACCATTATTTCCAGACGACTTCACTGGCGCGCCCGAAATTATCGCTACTACCGTAGAGGTAAGCGACGCGTTTAAAACGATGGCCGACCGCAACAGCGCAAGTTTTCAACAGCACGCAAGCGCTTTAAATGCCACTAATATAAAAACGGCAGAATGGGCGGCCAAAACGCAGACCGCGCTAGATGCTGTTAATGCTGCCTTTGCTGAATTGCAAATGCAAACGGCTGAGAACATTGGGCAATTTATTGCAGATATGGCAACGGGCGACCAAGCAGCAGGCAAAAACTTTGGTAAAAATATGTTGGGGGCAATTGCTGGATTCATGGATACTTTAGGTAAGGCTTTGGTAGCTACGGCTATTGCATCTCAAGCATTTAAGGAATTGATATTAAAAAATCCCGCTGCCGCTGCTGTTGCAGGTGTGGCTTTAATAGCAGGTGCAGCAATTGTACGCAACTCATTAAAAGAAGGCCCAAAGGTTACAGCCTTTGCAGACGGTGGTATTGTGAGCGGTCCAACGCTTGGCCTTATGGGTGAATATCCAAACGCTAGAAGTAACCCCGAAGTTATAGCGCCGTTGGATAAGTTAAAAGGTATGTTAAAGACAAATGAGAGCAGCGGGTTTGTAGCTTCTACAAGTATACAAGGCAGGGACTTGGCAATAGTTTTGGAGCGTTATAATAAAGATAGCAAAAGGGGATAATGGCACGCAAATACTTTGGAAGTTTTAAGAGCATACAGAATATAACCCACAGGGTAGAAATTTGGGACGGACCTAACGGAACTACGCCCGAAATACTTACTGGCTTATACGCGACTCGCGTAACTGCTGCGGGTGGATACCAAGAGGCGGCAGGATGTTTGAGCACTAAGTTAAACGCTTTATCTGGGAGCACAGAGTTAACGCTTGCAGGCGAAGGTTATAATATAACACGCAAGGGCGAGGGCGATGAATTGTACACAAACTACATACGTCCTAGCCGAGTTGCTACTTATTGGGTTATGCCTAACGACACCGTCCTAAATGATTTTGAATCTATCGCCACAGTTACAGAGCAGTACTGGGCTATATTAATTTACAAGGACGGCGTTTTGGATTATGTGGGCCGAGTTCTAGCGGACCAGTTAACGCGCTTAAGAGAGGCGATGCAGGCAAAGCCAGTTGTTGAATTAACGGCAGTTGACGGCTTAGAGTTATTGAGTGGTTATAAAGTAGATTCAACGGACTTCAGCAACGGCAAAATAACAATAGCGCAAATGTTTAGGCGTGCGTTGGATTCGCTAGCATTAAAAGAGTATTGGGTAGTTAACGGAACGCAAACGGATTACTTCCGCGAGGCTTCAACAGTTTATAATACCGCAGCTTCACGCAAAGGGTTTGATTTGGAAGAGGTAGACCTAAATACTTTTGTAACTGGATACGACCAATTTAAGGATGTGCGCGTTACGGATGTAAACCAATTTATCTACGCTTCTAATAATATGCTAGATTACGCTCAGGCGTTAGAGCAGTTATGCGAAATTAAACAAGCGCGCTTGATTCACTCGCAGGGTAAATACTGGCTTGTAAGTTTTGCGGATTATATAGACACAACAATTACCTACCGCGTTTATAGTTATACGCTTCAGTTTCAAAGCACGACGGCGACCTATGCACACCGTCAATTTTTAGGCGCAACGGCTACGCGTTCACAATGGGAAGCCAAGCCAACGCTCACGCACCAAGTTGCTGCAAAGTTTGTACAAATTGACACCGAGCGCAGGCTAGGTATTGGAGTTTATAGAAGTTTTATTTATAGTTCAGGGCTAGATTTAGCAGGTACTTTTACAGACATACCGACTGGCAGCACTCCAGATACTGCGCCTATTCGTGTAAGGTTTAATATTAAATTTACTAAGGCTTATTTAATTATCAGCGGGGGAGGTTTGCAAGCTGAGGACAAAACAGAAGTATCTATTAAAATATACTTAACCGATTCTAGTGGTAATATCAAAATCTTAGATACAAATAATTGGTATTGGATAACTCACACGGGCGGCGTGGGTACTGTTCCAGTTTATAAGGAAACAATAGACACCAGCAACCAGTCTAGTACTTGGACGACTTTTAACTTTGATAAAAATTTAACGACAGCCCCCGCAGGTTTTACAACTTTAAACGTAGCAGTTACTAACGTAGTTGGCAAATGCTTTACATTTAAAAAAGGAGGCTCTGGCTCGGGAACAACTACCTCGGTAGCTAAAAGTTTTTGGGGTGCGATTAATGTGGCATTTGCAGACGCTAGCCCGTACAATAATCCAGACTTTACTTTTGATATTACTGAGGTCTACACGCCCGCAGCTGCAAACTCTGTTAACTCAGTCCCTGTATTACTTAATCCTAAATACTATTCAAGTAATAGTAAATATGCGACGGGGGCGATACGGGTTTATAACGGCTCGGCTTATGTGCTCGGTACTTCTACTTGGCGGGGCGGTTGGGATTCTGTAACACAGGGAACTATAACGGAAATGCTAGGCAATAGCGTGGCAGGTTTGTACAAAGACTTCATGCCAGTAATACAAGGCACTTGGGTAGACAGTGGAAGTTTAACGGCTATTAAATCCCTGTACTTTGACGATTATACTTGGATATTGCAGGGCTGTCAATACTCTGCAAGAGCTGAGCAATGGGCAGGCGAATGGGTTGCAATTATACCAACCTATACAGGGCTTACTGGAAGCGGTGAAGGGCTAAGAGTTGGCACGGGATTAGGGGACCGCGTGAATTATTTGGATATGCAAGTATCTAATATTAACGACCAGCTTGGCGGCATATCCGATTCAGTTAAGCAAACCCTTTCTAACGAAGTCAGCGGAAGCCCTGCGACTGCACCGATAGTTAATACTTCTTATGAGGTTATGCTTCAATACGACGCGGCAAATACAGTAATGGAGTGGAAACTGCAAGAGCAGGGCAATTTTAAAACTTACACGGTTGGAACCTCTGCGCTGGATACAAACTTTGAGGGGCATTTGGCAGACTGTACGGCAGGCAATATTATTCTTAACCTACCTGCTGCAAATGTTTCTAAGGGCAAGCGTTACTACTTTGTAAAGTCTGGGGCTGGCCATACCTTTAGGATTAACGCCTATACAGGGGAATCTATAAACGGCGCAGACCACTTACTTTTAAGTGCAAACTACAATAGCCACACGATTATTTGCGACGGTACCCAGTGGTTTATTATTGCAGCGCATCCGTAATTTGTTAACGCGTAAAACTAACTGCTTTTGTAATTTTACCACATGGCACAGGCTAGCATTGATATAGTAGCAGGCTCTCAGGGGTTTAAGTTACACACCGCAGCGACGGTAACAGGCGTTTCTTATGACGCTTTGGTAGTTCGCGAAGACACAGTTTTTACTTCTTTTACCGTACAGGTAGACTTTCAAACCGCTGCAAATGTATTAAGCGCAAGAGGTATGTCTAGCGTTACCTTCCAGCAGGGCGAGTATTTGCCAGCAGGTAAGAACGCTAAAATTACTGGCTTTGTTATTTCGTCTGGCTCTGTAATCGGATATTAAAAATGCTTTCAACTACTCCGCTAGGAATTGGCACACGAGGGGGCAGTTACAAAGGTCAAGGCTGGCCTATTGTAAAGTCGTACAAAGCTAGGGTAACTGCTGACGGCGGTTACTACGAGGCCGTGAGCTGTTTGTTAAACAAATTAAACAACTTATAAAATGAGCGACTTATTAAATAGTGCATCTTTGGTAATGATACCAAGCGGATACGCAGAAGACAAAGTTTATAGTGCAGTGCCAACCGACGGAAGCGGGGATTTAAGTTTTACCCGTTCTAGTAACGGAACCCGAATAAATAGTGCGGGGTTGGTGGAGGTTACTCCGTGGAATTTGGCGCAGTATAGTGAGGATTTTCAAACGGGTTGGACTTTGGCAAATGTAACGGTTACGGCAAACGATATAACCGCCCCAAATGGAACTTTAACGGCAGATAAATTTACAATTTCAGTCAACGGAAATGATGTCAAACAAACTATTTCTGTTCTACCGAATACCGTTTATACTTGGAGTTTTTATGTTTATGGTGGAACGGCATTGGGGCAACAAATGAGATTTTATGACAATACAAATTCGACTAACATTGAATACTATAATTATTCAAGTAGTGTTGTATTGGGTGCTTGGGTAAAAATAGAAAGAACATTTACAACACCAAGCGGATGCTATGAAATTCAAGCGTGGGTATTAGCGGCAACAAGCACAATCGGAACGATGTGGGCTTGGGGCGCACAACTAAACATCGGCTCAACCGCCAAACCCTATTTCCCCACTACCGACCGCTTAAATGTTCCACGCCTAACTTATCAAAATGGCGGGGGCGGGTGTCCTAGTTTGTTGTTGGAGAAGCAGAGTACGAACCACATTTTATATTCTGAAGATTATAGTCAAACCGCTTGGACAAAAACGGGAACTGCGATTACTACAAATCAAATTACTTCACCCGATGGAACGCAGAATGCAGATTTAATGACAACTAACGATGCGGCGGGGTCAGTTTATAGAATGTATGAAGCAAATTCAGCGGGTAGCAATGCGGTTTGTACAACTTCTGTTTATTTCAAATATGGTAATTGGCAATATGTATTCATTGTTTGTGATAATTATGTAAGTGCGCCAAAATGGGCGGTGTTTGATTTAATAAATATCACCAATACTTTTGTTTCAAGTGGTTATACGGCAACGATTACAAGCGTTGGTAATGGGTGGTATAAATGCACATTGACGGGAGAAATGAAATCCACTACTTATAATCAATTTGGACTTGCCCCTACAAGCACGGATTATAGTAATATAAGTATTGCAAACGGAAAAACATTATATATTTGGGGTACACAAAGAGAACAATCAAGTTACCCCACATCCTATATAAGTACCACCTCAGCAAGTGCCACAAGGGTGGCGGATGCTTGTAGCAAGACGGGGATAAGTAGTTTGATTGGGCAGACGAGCGGAGTTATTTTTGTTGATATTAACCGAACGCAAAAAAGTGAAAATTACAATATCCCTATTTTTGTAGGTTCGGGGAACAACATAATACAGTTGTATTTTAGGAGTACCAATGATTTGGTGGGTCAAGTTTATACAAGTGCGGGGCAACAAGCGGCAATAGTTAGTTCTGCACTTGCAAATGGTAGATATAAAATAGCACTTGCATACGCATCAAATGACTTTGCAATGTATATTAATGGCACACAAATAGGAACGGATTCAAGTGGAAATGTGCCGACTTGTAGTCAAGTGATTATAGGCGATGATGGTACTGGACTTGCCCAATTTAATGATTCAATAAACCAAGCCATCCTATTCCCAACCCGCCTTACAAACGCAGAACTCGCATCCTTAACAACTATCTAAATGAAGACCTTCGCTAAATTCGAGTTTACCCCTACACAATGGGCAACCCTTCGCAAGTTAATAGAAACAACTACAACCACACCCGACGGGACAAAAGTCCAAAGTTGGAAAGATTGTGCGGTTGTTGAATTGGGATTTATTGTAATTACCCCCGCAGTTCTAAAAGATTTAGAAGTAATTACCCCCGCAGTTTTGAGCGATAAGTGGGCGGTGGATATTCTATTTTACGGGGAAGTTCCGAAAGAGTTTGAACCGTATGCGGTTTATCCAAATCCGTGTGGGGTGCATACTTTTTCAGGGGATGAAAGTTTGTACCTAAAAAGTTTTTGCGCAAAATATCCTGAATCTGAATTTTGCAAATTACCGGAACCAATTGAACCAATCAAATAATGAAACATTTTCAAAATGATACAACCGCGGCAATCGCAACCGGAATCAGCGGATCAAGTGCAATCATCACTTTTGCGCAAATTTATCAACCTTTGGTTACCTTTGGTGTGGGGTTGCTTGGTATTATATCGGGCATTTTGGCGATTATTTATTGGGCTAAAAAAATCGACAAAATAGATGGCAAAAATTAAAGCATCAACATCCGGTGCATTCAAAGCAAAACCGCGAAAGAAACTGCGCCGTCACACAAAGCATATAAACAAACACAAATCATCGAAACCGAATGTCGGTCAAGGTTAAAAACAATATTATGAGCATATACACAAAAAAAACAGAATTTGGGATCAATGGTTATTATAAACCAACACCCGCAAAATTTCGCAAAGTTGGTGATGCATTATTGGTTGGTTCCGCACTTGTTTCAACACAATTTGGTGACAATCCAAAAGTGATGTTGATCACACAAATCGCCGGTATTTTAGGAAAATTCCTGACCAACTTCTTTCACTAAGTTTTTATGAAACAAAAAGCCATCATTGAAATCAATTGCGATTTCAAGCATCGGCGCATTTTGTTAATTAGTGATTTGCATTGGGACAATCCGCATTGTGATCGCCAATTATTGAAAAGGCATTTGGATGAAGCGGTGGCCGGAGGTCATGACATCCTGATCAATGGCGATTTGTTTTGCGCAATGCAAGGCAAATATGATGGCCGCCGGTCAAAATCTGACATGAGGCCGGAACACAACAATGCCAAATATCTTGATTCCTTGGTTGAAACCGCGGCCGAATGGTTTGCACCATATGCGCAGAACATCAAGGTCATCGGATATGGCAACCATGAAACCAGCATATTGAAACACTGTGAAACCGATTTGATTGAAAGATTGGTGACATTGTTAAATGCCAACACCAAATCATCAATTGAAATTGGCGGTTATGGTGGATGGATTATTTATCGCATGAGGCGAGGCGATCGCGCATCAACACCATTCAAAATCAAATATTTTCATGGATCAGGTGGTGGCGGTGTTGTGACAAAGGGTTCAATCCAATTCAACCGGATGATGACAATGATTGAAGGCGCGGATGCAATTTGGATGGGCCATGTCCATGAATCTATGGAAATCACCTACACAATGGAAAGATTGACACAAAAGGACACAATTGTTTTGCGCGATGTCCTGATGATCAGAACACCAGCATATAAGGAAGAATATCAAGATGGATCAAAGGGATGGCATATCGAAAGAGGTGCGCCACCAAAACCATTGGGCGGTCGATGGTTGGAATTAAAACCATATCGCGATGAAGATCAAATAAACCGCATTGCAGCGCATACCTACAAAACAAATTGACATGATCACAATTGCAGTATTAAAAGCCACAATGGCCAAATTAGGTCACAAATTCTTTGAAGATGGTGATTATAATGTCAACATCATTGGCATCAGGAATTCAGCAACCGGCCAGCGGGTCACAAATCAATTTGATGATAAAATAGTTGTTGCCTACAAAGAAAAGGACAATTGGATGATCAGCGAATGGGCCATCACCACCGACAATGGCGCGGGAACTGCAAGGGTTAAGGCGGGACAATATCGCGGGTCCCATGCCATCGGATTGCATCAAGGCAAATATGAAGCATTAAAACAATGCGGTCCATTGACTGTATATCGCGATGACATCAAAGATGGAATTTATAATGAGCAAAACACCCAAACCGGAATTTTTGGAATCAACATTCACAAAGCCGGTATTGATTCCGCATTGGTCAACAATTGGTCCGAAGGTTGTCAGGTATTCAAGCGGACCCAAGATTTCAACAAATTCATGATATTAATGAAAAAAGCGGCCGCCTATCATGGCAACCGCTTTTCATACACTCTTATTGATTCAAAAGATTTGTTGATCAAATAATGGGTCATTAAACACCCATTTGAAACAAATTTATCCCTTTTATGTTACATCATTTCGATTGATTTGCGACAATATCAAGGGTTTCATCGGCACTATATAACCCCATCATAATTTCGGGGCAATAGAGGCGACCAAAAAAGGCCGCGGCGCGATATTTCAACATCAATTCCGGCATGGTTTTCCATTTGGAACCGGCCTTATCGATCCATCCTTCTTGTTTTGCCATTTCCATTGTCACCAATGGCCCTTCGATGATTTCACCAGTGCTGCGATCAGTTGCAATGGCCCGACATGATTTGTCATCCGATTTGAATCGGAGGGTTCCAAATTTCCCGCATGAATTAATTGATGCGATGATAAAAGATGATGCCCAAGATGGGCGACCATGGATGATGTGAAGGTTTTGCATGACCATCAAAGGCGATGCATTCATTCGAAATGCCATTTCA